AGCAAAAGCGATAGTAATATCGCCGGCATTAAGCTTGCGGGCAGGGGCTTGGTAATTTGCCCCGAAGCGGGCTTCCAGCCAGTCCATTTCCGCGTCTGTTAAAATTCTATTCGTCATCGTCTTCGTCCTTTTCAAAAAAGTAGTTTTCTTCCAACTCCGCGAGGCGCTGTTGCCTTGCTTTTTCCCTTTTGATAAAACTGTCTGCAGCGGTAAAAAATTCGGTGATGAAATTATCTTGTTCAAAAACGCCCATTGTTTTTCTCTCCCCTTAATTAGGCCGCCAGCCACTTGTCGCAGCCGTTTGATACGGTCTGCCGTGCGTTCAAAACCTCAAGATCAAAATCCGGGTTGTTCGCGTCGATTTCTAACTTTTCCGCAAGTGTCAAATCGTCCATGTTGTCAATGTACTCGGCGAATTGACAAACCAGATTGATGTTGTCAAAGTAAGTTGCCGTTTCCTCGTATTTCCAAAACAGGCGATTCAGTTTTGATTTGAGATTTTTCATTTTTTTGACCTTGCTTTGTTTTAAAGATATCCGTAAAAAATATTTCCGGCACCGTCTAACCATAGCTTATCTTTTCCGGCAATCTCATCATTGGAACACTCAACATAGTTCTCGTCTGGAGCTTCGTTGGCGACACAATGAGTAATTTGTGTTGTTTCGTAATTTCTTGTGATGAAGCTTATATTTTTGAATGTTTTCATTTTTTGACCTCGTTTGTTATCTTATAAAAATAAATTAAAACAAAAATTGTTATATGTCAACACAAGAATAACAAAAAATGTTTTTAGTGTATAAAAAATAACAAATTTTGCACTAACGCTATGAAAACAAACGATATTTTTTTGAGTTGAGTTTCAGAACAGGGGTGAAAAATCGGAAAAAGGCAAAAAAAAATACCGCCCGAAGGCGGTTTGTTGTTTTGCTCTTGACTAAAAACAAAAATTGTTATATTTTCTTCGCAGGAGGATAAGATGACACTTAAAGAATATTTGCAGAAACAAAATAAAAATATGTACGAAGCGGCGCGAGAGCTTAATTTTCACCCAAATGATGTGCGGCGATATGCTATCGGAGAAATTATTCCCCGTGCTGAGCGGGTAAAGAAAATTTATGAATGGAGTGGCGGACTGGTTACCGCCAACGATTTCTACTTTTCCAACGAAAACGGGGGAGCGAAAGAAAAAATATGAAACAATACGGAATGCCATACATGGGAAGCAAATCAAAGATTGCCGAAGATATTGTGGAATTTTTGCCAAGTGGCAAACGTTTTGTCGACCTTTTCGGCGGGGGCGGGGCTATGAGCCATTGCGCCGCTTTGTCCGGAAAATATGAAACGGTTTATTATAATGAAATAAACCCGCTTGTTGTTGATTGTTTCTGTAAAGCGATTGCCGGGGAATATAAAAACGAAACGCGGTGGATAAGCCGTGAGGACTTAAAAAACCTTAAAAATGTTGACGGATATGTAAAGCTCTGCTGGAGCTTTGGGAATAAAGGGGATTGCTATCTTTATGCGAAAGAAATTGAGCCCTGGAAAAAAGCTTTACACTATGCCCGAGTTTTAGGCGATTGCAGCCTATTAAAAGAATTTGGCATTGATTCAAACGGCAGCAGGCAGGATATAAAAACCAACAAAGATGAATACAAAGAAAAATATATAAAATGGTATTTGAAAAATATATGCCTATCAGATGTCGATTTTAACTGCCTTAAAAACGATTTGGATAAAAAGATAAAAGACCAGAAAGAAGAACTGCGGCAATATTTGTGCAACGCGTTGAAAGAATCGGGCTTAACGGCGGCGGAAGTTGACCGGCGGTTAAACACACAGATGTCCAAGCATTACTTCGGGCGTTCGCAGTGGGAGTTTCCTACCCGTGAAGAATATAATAAAATGCGCGCTTTTATGCCGCTTAAGCCTTATGACGAGGTTTACGGTTATCAAGAGTTGCTGGAAAGTCTGCAAAGTCTGCAAAGGCTGGAAAGGCTGGAAAGGCAGCAAAGTCTGGAAAGGCTGCAAAAAAGTCTGGAAAGTCTGGAAAGGCTGGAAAGTCTGCAAAGTCTGCAAAGGCTGGAAAGGCTGCAAAGTCTGGAAAGGCTGGCTAACTTTGGAAAGATACAAATAAATTGCGGCTCTTATTGGGATTATGAGTATAAGGACGGCGACGTTGTTTACTGCGACCCTCCGTACGAGGGAACAGCCGGTTATAATGAAAATGTTATGATCAGAATTGAAAAATATTTTGGTGAGAATGGAAGACTATATTTTTCTAAACAAAAAGCAGCCGCTTTCGATTCAAAGGCTTTTTACAACTGGGTCGCCGCCGCTCCATTTCCGGTTTATTTTTCAAGCTACGAAATAAGCGATAGCCGTTTTTATCCGCTTTGGCAAAAAGAGAAAGCGCAGCTCTTAAGCGGACAAGGGAGTGGTAAAAAGAAGCTGGAAATAATCTATTCAAACCACCCTTGTCCCCCGTGTGGAACGGTGCAAATGATGTTATTCCCGGAGGCCGCGCAATGACAGAACACACGCTGCAATCGCAAATTGTCCGTATTCTCCGGGGTGCCGGTTTTATCACCATCGACGGCGACGTGATGTCTGCACTCAGGTATCTGCCGGCGCGTGACAACCGGCGGTTTCTTTTCATCAACCAGCACAATCAAATGGGCTATACCAAAGGACAGCCGGACTTGATTGTCTTGCTGCCCAAAGGGCGTGTTTTGCTCGTTGAGATGAAAAACGGCAAACTCGGACGGCAGCGTTTGGAACAAAAGAAATTTCAAACCGAAACGGAAGCGCTGGGGCACGATTACCGCGTCTGGCGTTCGGTTGAGGATGCCGTTGCCTTTGTCAGAGAAGAAAGGGGTAAATTGTGAATCAGGCGGAAAAATTATTCGGGAAAAGTAAAACCGACAAATGGGTGAGGGAAGCCCTAAAGCAGCACCCGCTGATGACGGACGAGCAGCTTCTGAAATTTGAAAAAGCCGTATTGGAGATTGCCGCTCATGAGCGTGGCAATCGAAAAAAAGCGCAAGAACTTTTAGTGCGAATTGTGGCTGAAAAGATAGAAAGGGGAATATGATGAAAAAGTGCAGCGCATGTGGCATGGCAAAAGATGAAAGCTGTTTTGCAAGTAAAAATCACTACTGCCGAAATTGTCAGGCAGAGATGTATAAGTTGGGCTTAAAAGCGACGGAATACCGAACATATCTGACTAAACAGCCAAAAATTGAGAACACCTGCGGCGGGATTGTTGCCCGCTGGGTGAAGTATACCAAGCCGGGGGAAAGCAAGTGGAGCATTGAGAACACGGTAACCGACTCGCACCGGTTCGGCGACGATAAACAGGAATTTTTGAGCGTTTTGAAAAATCAACTGGCAGGGGAGTAGGGAAGATGAGATACGATAAAGCACTTTGGGATATATTAAAGGAAATTGATGATATTGAAGACCCAACTTTTGAATTTCTTGCAAGTTGTTTTTCTTACTGCTTAGCGAAAGGTGGACTTACAGATAAGCAAGCCAAGATAATTGATAAATATATTGATAAGTATCGTTATCTTTGGTCTGAGTCTAATAAAAACGAACTAAAATTAATTGAAGGAGGTAAAAATGCAGCCATCAATTAGTTTTGGTATCAATGATTGGCGAAATCAGCTGCTTGACCTTGACTGTACTTGTCAAGTTAAGTGTATAGCTTATACGTTATCTATGCATTGGAGAGAAGGGAAACGTTGTTATCCTTCTCAAAGAGTTCTCGCCGAGGAGGCTGGGGTTGACCCGAAGACAGTTCGAAAAGCTCTTAATTTTCTGGAAGAAGTCGGACTGATTAAAAGAAAAAAGCTTAAAATAAAAGCTCTTTCTTTTGATCTGTGCGAATATGAGTTTTTCGGTGTGGACACTGAGGGAAACACTGAGGGAAACACTGAGGGAAACACTGAGGGAAACACTGGGGGAAACACTGGGGGAAACACTGGGGGAAACACTGGGGGAAA